TACAGTACTGGCGTTTTAACTTATTCAGCTTCGCTGACAACCGCCGCAACTGCTGTAGTTACTTATTCGTATTTTTTAGATACAGCGTGCGCGGCAGACGCTATAACACTTGAGGCAATAACTACAACTCAGGCAACGGCGTATGTTTTAGTACTGTTATCTGGTGAATTGTATGACGATCAAATGGCAATAGAACCCACTGTGGACTTAAAAGCAATATTAGCAAGAAAAAATATTTTTCTCTCAAACAGAGAATCTGATTAAAAAAAGGAAGTGAAATAAATGGCAACTACAGCAGTTTATAATCCGCTTTGGCAGTTCTTGACCAAATATATAGAATTACTTAAAGATGAACCGTTTTTTCTGAAAAATGCGTTTGGAGCCCAAAAAATCATGAGCCCAACTACAGAAATAAGATGGAGAACCATAGCAAAAGGCGGGAAAATGGCGGATCTTGGAATAAGAGGAGACCCAGCTAAGGCAGTTGATTTGGGTGTATCGGTAGTGCCGTATACGGTGGAGCCGCCCCAAATTTTCGAAAGAGATGAAATAAATTCTACCACTCCGCTTCTTCAGTCTTTTGACCCTCGGTCACTTGCGAATCTTGAAAGTTCGTCAGACATTGCAAGGAGTATACAATATTTATATGGCGCGAAACTTCAAGGGTTAAAAGATAGAATTGCAAGAAGAATCGATTGGATGTTTGCGGAACTATTGACAGGTGGAACATTCACGGCAACAGATGGGGTCAGGTCTATTACTCAGTCTTATGAAGTCTCGGACGCGGTCGCATTTGCAATTAATTCCGGAACCGACCCATTAGATTTACTCGGCCAGGCGGTCGAAGCATACGCCACGCAAGCCGGAAAGTTTCCAAATATCTGTCTAATGAGTGCAAACGTGGCAAGATCTTTCTTATCGCATACAGCAGTAGCAAAATGGATCAGCAAAAACACTTATGCTTTTGGGCAGCTTAAATCTACTTATAAGAGCCCTACAGTAAGATTTTTAGGTAAGTTTGATGAATTTGCGATCCCTGAAATATATGTGTACCGCGGTACTTATGTAAATTCTTCGGGGGTTGTAACCAGTTATATAGATGACAATAACATCATACTTACTGATACCGCCGCTTGGAATCTGGGGTATGGAGCATTGATAGATTACGAAATTGACCCGGCAGGTACCCCGATCATGAACGAGGTCACAATAAAAGAAAAAATTCCAGAAGCTTCAGAAGGACACACTAAAACGGTATCAGCAATAACTTACCCGCTGCCTATTCTGCTTGACGCTAACGCACTTTATCGGCTTACGGTAACTATTTCTTAAGAAGAAAGGGGCGCTAAGCCCCTTCTTGTTTTGAAACAAAGGCATTAACATTAGCAGATATAAAGGAAGTGAAAAAATTGCATTAACATTAGCAGATATAAAGGAAGTGACAAAATGGCATTAACAGTAGCAGATATAAAGGAAGTGACAAAATGGCATTAACAGTAGCAGACATAAAAGTATATTTCCCCCCCGATCTGTTATCTGCTCTTACCGACGATAACGAAGACAACTTAACGGATGATGTGGTAGTACAAAAGTACATAACAGACTCAACTTCTTTTATAGCTTCAGTTTCGTCTGTGGCCGCGGCTGATACTAACTTATTAAGAATTTTTTCTGCCAAATATGTTATTGCGCATTTGTATTACAGATATGGAATGAAAGATCTCGGAGACTCGGCATGGACTCAATTTCTCGATTCCTTGAAACGTTCCGCAGGCACAAACTCAAAGGCTGAAGTTCTAAGTACGGAGATTTTAATCAGCGGCGGAGAACAAGTATTTAATGAAGATGTTTTTGAGGTGTGGTAGCTATGCGGATGAATTTTTCTTATGAAAATTCAGAAGTAGAAAAATCACTTGAGCAAATGCAAGCCAGAATACAAAAAAAAGCGGAACTAATGAAGAAAATAGCATTGTATGCGCGCAGCGAAATACAACAAAATTTTGATGCCGAAGGCAGACCGGAAAGGTGGAAGCCCTTATCAAAAGGATATATGAAACTCAAACAAGAGATGAAGGGCGGCGTTGCAGGCAAAATACTTGTATTTACCGGGGATCTCAGGAGATCGTTTAATATTCGGTATGATGATAATACTGCAGAAGTATTTTCAGGTTCACCTTACGCAATAAAACATCAATTAGGGATCGGAGTGCCAGCCCGTCCGTTTATGCCAGACTCAAAAAATCCCAATATCCCACCTTTTGATACCGATGGAATAGCACGCA